TCACCAACTTTTACCTTACCTTCACCTATATTCGTCACCGAACCCATACCACGAGATGAAATACCCAATAGGATACCAGCTCTTAATAACTCTTTAAGTATATTTCCTGATGGAGTTGGGAGTATTTCAACCGTTCCAACCAAATCATCACCATCCCAATGAATCTCTCTTACATTATGAGAAACATTCTTTAAGTTGATTACAGAAGAATCAGGATGGTCTAACTCACCCAATGCTCTTCTTTCTTTAATGAGAGTTTCGTATTTCTTAGCCTCTCTCATTAAGATTTCTCTTGGATATATTCTACCATTTTGGTTTTCTGCACCTGCTCGTTGTAAAATACCCTTAACGAGAGTTCTTCCACTCGCGTCTTCGTTTATTCTACCTTCAAATAGGTTTGTTTCTATTAGTAATGATTTCATTTTAATCCTTATCTTTTTAATTTTGTATTTTTACTAACAAAAGTTATCTCCAAGTACCTCGTGCTTGCATAAGTTTTTTAAACATTGCAGGCTGTTTCTCACGTTCTTTGTCTATTTGTGAATTTAGTTTTTGTACTTCTGCTTTAAGTTTGGCTGGCCATTTATCATAATTTTCCCACGGAAATTCAAATTTATTACCAAGTGTAGTTCTTATCAATTGTCTTTGTTTATCTAATATTGCACTACTTTTATCAAGTGATGCTTTATACTCGGCTTCCACCTTATCTATTTCTTTTCCTTTGAATTTATCGAGAACTGGTGGCCAGTCAAATCTTTCATCTCCTGCTTCGTTTACTGATTCATTATATGCATAATAACCTATACCCGATGGAGAAACTATTTTTCCAGAACTGAATGCTTTTTCAATTTTACTTTTTAGTTTTTGAGCATCTTGTGATGTTCCAGTAGTTAAATAACTCATAACAACTTCATTACCAATAAGGAAACTAACTTCTAAAACAAACGTAACAGGACTTTTTTTGTTAATTTTAATACCCTTTAATTTTAATGGGCCTGAATCTTCGTTTACTGATTCTCCCAATTGTTTTCCAAACTCATCCCAAATCTGTAATGCTCTTTTTTGAACACCTTCTTTAGAATTATTTGCACCAACTGGAATAACTTTTTGTAGTTTACCACGAACTACAAACCCACCATACATTGTATCACCCTTTGTAGTTTTAGTCACTACTATTTGAATACCTTGTTCTGGTTTAAGTTTACTTACAACTTTAATAGTTGGTTTTTTTGATGCTTCGTTTACTGAGTTTCCTTCCGATACATCCCAATCTTTTTTAGTCATTATACTATGTCCACCAGGACTTTTCATGACCCATGCTTTTGCTTCATTACCTGATTTGAATGTTTTGACCAATTTTGGGCCTTTTGGAGTTTTTTCAAGTCCAACCCATGCTCCAGATGCCATTGCTTCGTCTGTTTTACCAGCTCTTAATGCAGCTAAATCAGATGCCTCAATTTCACCATCACCATCAACATCTAATTTGTGCTGGTTACCTGTCAACTCTTCGTTTTTCTCACCCTTAGCATCCCAAGCGGCATCAATTTTGTTAAAGAAAGCCTTTTTTTCTTCATCACTCATATCAGGAATAGACTTTCCAGTCTTTTCTAATGCTCTTTTGAAGAACTCTTGATACTCTGATTCATCTATCATTACTTCTCTTACGATACCTTTGAATTGATCTTTTGTTATTTTCATTTTTCTATCTCCTGAAGAGTTCTAGCTATGTTAATTAATCTTTCTTTTATTTTATAAATATGGGTGTTGGTTCTTTTCCAATAGTTATCAGAATCCAACTCATTGATGTTTTTAATCTTGTTATACCAAGAAAAAAACTTTTCAACTTCTGCTAACTGGTATTTTAATTCTTTCAGTCCAACTGCCAATTTTTTATTAGCATGCATTGATGTATCATTCTTTAATTCTAACCAACGATTTTCGGTTATAGACTCGTTTATTTTAAAATCCTTAAAGTTTCCGATATGAGATGCAAGAGCAGCAGAATGATATAGTTTACCACTAATTTTATTTTTAAAACTATTTGCACCGATTTTAACAAAAGGTCCATATCCACCACCTGAAACTTTAGCCCCATTTGGTAATCCCTTTAATTGTTTTTCTATGTCTTGAAGATTTGTTTCGGTAATATTATCTACATCATTATCAACTACCGAATACCCTAATTGAGTTGCAATTTTCTTTCTTCTCTGGGAATCGGATTTACGTGAAAAAGCATGAGGAGTCTGATATCCATCAACATTACCTGTCACATTGGATTCTTCTAACTCCTTTTCAACTTCGTGAATAAGTTCGTCTATGTATTTTTTAAGAGATTCTTTTTTTAACATTTTTTATTTCCTTTACCAATTCATACGCCATCATTAAAGAAGAAACTTGTTCATCAGTAACTTTCTTACCAATTTTTTGTGTCTTTAATACATTAATAGTTTCTTTCAATTTGATTTTTGTAATCTTATCTTCCATTTTTGTATAAATGGAATGTAATTCAGTTATTACTAGTTTTAATTGATTAGAATAATACTCACCAAATTTAGATGTGTTGGTAACATTATTAATATATTCTCTCAATAAATTTTTTTGAACATCATTCAGATTTGAATATTTCTTATTGAATGTTTCAAGAAGGATTTTATATGTAAGTAAACGAAGATCCTTTTCTTGTTTTTTATAATCTTCAACAAGTCTATCTTCTTTTTGTTTTAACGTAGGACTTGATGTAGATATATGTTCTACTAATGTTAATTTTGAATCAAATATATCTTTTATATCGGAAATATCAGATTTTTTGGCCTCAAATAATTTATGAATTGAAGCCAATACTCTATAATTTGTTACAGGTGACGTTAAAAAATTATCAATCTCAAATGTTTCTTTGATTGCCTTTACAAGATTATATTTTTCTTTAATGAGTTTTTGTTCATCGAGTTTAGTTCTCGCCTCTAATATAGCATCAATAAACTTTTCAGCTTTAGATTCTGTATTATACTTTTCATCTATTAAAAGTTTATATAGACGAAGTTCTTTAGATAATTCAGTCCCATTACCAAAGAATTCGGCTACAATTTTTTTAGCCTTCTCAGGAGAGTTGTTTAATATCTCTAAAGTTATTTGACGGGTTAATAGTTCAAATAGAAAACCCGTATTTTTAAATTTAGAATGTTTAATTTTTTTCATATTTACTCAATTATTTATTTTGATATACTCAAAAACTCTTATATAAATATAAATATTTTTTTGATTTGTTATTTTTATTGATTATCTAGTATATTTGATTCATCTAACATACCTTTTGTTTCATGTAGGTATTTTCTTTTTGAAGAAATACCGTTAATATATTTCAAGGCTTTTTGTTCCGATGTTCGATGTTTTAACACATTATTATTTTCCTTATCACCAAGAGGGTCTCTACCAAATGGTGATTTATCTTTACCGTAGGTATTACCCTCTCGTGGTCTTCCACCTTTATCTTTAGTTGCTTCTAATTCAGTTTTAAGTTGATTAAGAGATTCTTCAACATCTTCAGGTTCATTCTGCATAGCAGGGTCATTACCTTGGTCTTCAATAGAACGATATCTGAATCTATCTTTAATATCATTAATAATTTTAACTCGCTGAACCTCTTGTTCGCCATCTGCTAACTTAAAGATATTCTCATAAACCCAATCTTTAGATAACATATTTAGACCCGCTATATCGGTTGCTAATCTTACCTTTTCAGACCATAGGTTTACTCGTTCTTGTTCGTAAATAGTAGATGGGTTAATCAAATTCAATTCAAAGTTTGTCATTTCAACATCCTGAATTCCTTGAGAATATAAGTGAATGATTGCAATCTTTGATAATTCTGATATGATTGTTCGTTGGATTCTTTCAATAGTTCTAGCAAAACGAACATCCTCTGCTGCAAGAGTAGCCTTACCATTTACATTCTCATCATATCCTAGATATGCTTTAGGAATTTTAAGAGCAGCAAAAAGTTTATTTTTTAGATACTGAATATCTTCAGTTGCTGCATAATCCAAACCTGAAATATTTTCTATAGAAGTTCCACTATCTCCACCACGAACTGGAAGGAAGAAATCTTCTGTTAGGTTTTGCATATTATACTTCAAGTTATACTCACCACTATTTCTATCAATAAAAGGAACTTTTTTCATCTTATTAATAATTCGTTGCATGTAATTATCAACCTCTTGTGGTGGGATATTACCGATATCAATTTTGAACACTCTTTTCTCAGGTGCTCTCATGATTCGGTGAATCAACATGGCATCTTCCATAAGAGATAATTGTTTCCACAATCTTCTGCCATTTTCAATCATAGATTTACCGTATGGAAGCCAGTTTGTATCTGATAATAATCTAAAGTGTGCTATTTCAAAGTTATCATATTCCATTTTACCCATAGGGTCTTCGGTAATCTTAAACTTTACAGCGTTTGGATTATTTGGGTCTATAAGTTCTAATCTTTCAGTATTATAAACTGAATGTGGAGTTGCGTTTACAATACCCTTTCCTTCTGCAATTTCCAACCCAAGAAAAAAGTCACCATACTTACACATATTTCGTGTCCATGGCCATAGGTTGAATTCAACATTTAGAATATCATAAAATAAATTTTCTAATGATTCTTGAACTCTATTATTATCTGAACGAATTGAAAGTATTGTTCCAAATTCGTTTTTAAGTGTAGATTCATCTGCATAAATATCTAATGCAGAAGCAATGATTGGGTCTTGGTCCATTGCATCATAATCACGAAAAACCTCTCTACGAACTTGCTGATATGCCATTGATTGGGCACCACCAGCCTGCTCGTAAAAGGATTTCTGCAACTTAGTGTATCTGTCCCTTAACGATGATAAGTTCGTTTGTTGTCTTTCATCGGTATCAACTACCCGTCTCTTACCATCTTTGTCAACCGTAACAATTGCCTTTGATGAAAAGAGTTTGGATAATCTACCGAAAAATGAAGTATCTGCCATTTGTTTTCCTAATTTATATTATAACCTTTATTATTTTTATTTTACCACTTTCTACAACTCCAATATCTTGCTTTATGTCTTGGTCCTGGTGATTCACAATTGTGTCTTGCTCTAAAAGATTTTCTTCTTTCGGGATTGTTCTTTTTAATTTTTACACCCTTTTGTCCGAAGTTAACTTTTACAACATTTCCTTGTGGATTTTTTACATATACCTTAAATTTCTTAACATCACCTGCCATTGGTTTACCCAACTTTACTTCTCTACCTTGATATTCTGCTTCATAAACACAATTACAATTCGCTTCTTTAAGTTCGGTTGTATATGATTTTAAGAAATTTAGAAAATCCTCTTCATCCTCTTCTTCAACATCTAATTCATCATAATCTAAAAAATTATGTTCTGCTGCATCAAATGGATAATCTTGAACATACCCATCAGTATTTTCTTTGATGGATTGTTTTTTATTTAAAATATTTTTTAACTTTATCATAATAGGGTCTCCTTCTACTATAAATATATACTTCCAATAATAACCTATTATTTTATCAACCAAGTTAGGTCTTCATCTTGATTACCAATCTTCATAGACCAAGGATTTGTATCAACCGATGAATTGCCACCAAATCCATCTAATGTGAATGAGTGTTGTTGTATACCACCAAGAGTTCGTTTGGTTAAATCAACACCTTCTTGTCTTAAACGAAGTGCCGTATCTCTAACCCAAAGAGCAATTCCTAATGCCATTACAAGGTCATCATTATATCCTCTCATTGCCTCTGCTCGGTTTCCTGACCATATAAAAGTAAATAATTCATCTATCAAACGAGTAGAACGAATTGTCACGTCTTTTTCTCTAATGTATTGTTCTAACTTGGAAACAATAAGTGGACGAGTTTTCATTGTAGTTGAAAATCCAGCAACCATACCTCTTTCTTCTGCTCTGAATTTGTTATGTAATTGATGTTGAACATCTACATATTTTAAATCCTTACTCATATAGAATAGATTTGAATAGCCTCTATCGATTACTTGTTGAATTACCGCCCAACCAATGTTTGCATTTTCAATTACTAATAGGGCCTCATTATAATCAGTAGAAAGTGATACTAAGAAATTTCCAAAATCCTTTGTATCCATTTTTCCTTTGTATTCAGCTACTTGTGTTGCAGTTTCCACATCGAATACATGACACGCAGAGTAGTCTGCTCCATCACCCCTAGCAACGTCAGCTACAACCATGTATCCTTTGTTGTAATCAGGGTATTCCCATCTCCATAAATTATGGTCTATCCAAGTTTTTTCAATAGGGTCTTGGCAAAAAGATTCTTTATAAAAAGTAAGTAATTGTGGGTCAATAACCGTGTCACCAGAAGAAACGAAATCACAATCACACTCTTGTGCTGCTCCTTTCGGTCCCAATAATCTTTCTTGTTCATCTCTCCATGCTTGTCCTCGTTCTGGGTGAACTGACCAATGTAGTCGGATTGTATTAAATCCATTTGTTTCATCTTCTGCACCTACCCAAGTTTTATGGAAAAAATTACCTACACCATTTGGAGTAGAAAGTATAATAGCATTACCACCAGTTGAGAGTGTAGATTGAGCAGATACCCAAATCTCTTCAATTTTGTCAATGAAAGCAGCCTCATCAAATACCAATAGGGATAGGGCTTCAGAACGTCCAGCATCACCTGCAGCAGAAGTTGCTTTGATTTGAGAACCATTAGAAT